GAGCATTATCTCCAGGATTGGTTGCTGCTGCAGCATTACTAGGTCCTGGATTATTAGGAATGGCAGGAAATGCTTTATTCAATAGAGGACCTAGAGCAACAAGATTTTATGGTAATAATTTGTCGACGGAAAGAGCACGCCAGGGAAGATATACCGCTAAAGGGGAAAGGAGTGGTTCAGAAAAGGATATAAGAGAAAGATATGCTAGAAGATATGGTCAAAGAGCAGCAAATAAGAAATTTATAAAAACTTCAGATGGATTTGAATTTGCACTTGCCAATGGAACTAAAGGAGGAAGAGCAGCAAAAGCATTGGGAAGATTTGGTGCTGCAATAATACCTGGAGTTGGTGCAATTGTTGGTGCTGCTGATGCTACACTTAGGGCACAAGCAGGGGATGAAACTGGTGCTGCCATAGCAGGTACTGGTGCTGCACTTGATGCTACTGCAGCTGGACTTGCTGCAAGTGGGATTGGTCTTCCAATTGCAGGATTACTTTCTATTGCTTCCTTTGCTTTAGATTTAACTAACCTTACTAGAGATTTGCTTGGACATAGTGCTAAAGAAGAAGATAAAAATAAGAATAAAGATAAGTTAAAGAAACAAACAGAAACACAAAAAGCATTAGTAAATAAAGAAAAAAGTAATTTGACCTTTGCAAAAACTCTTGTTAGTTATGAAAAAGCCGTAGTTAAATTTGAAAAGTCATTTACATCACAATCTTCATTCTCAGATGAAGGTGGAGGAGTTAAATCACCACCACCTCCAGGGGCAGCAGAGACATATGATGGTCCAATAAGTGGAGATCAATTTTATCCATTACCTGGGGGAACTTTATCCACTAGATCTGTGGGATTTGCTGGGGGAGAATATGGAGCACAAAGAAATTATGATGGGGGACATAGTGGACAAGATATTGGAGGACTACCTGTTGGATCTCCAGTAGTAGCTTGGAAAACTGGAAAAATTAGATATTCTGGATCAGTAGAAGCAGGAGATACTATTTTAACAATAGATCATGGTGGTGGTGTACAGTCTGTCTATAAGCATGTTGTGCCAACAGTTCCAAGTGGAACAGTGGTTTATGGGGGACAACAAATTGCCACTTTGTTTGCTGCAAGAGCATATGCAGAACATTTGCACTTTGAAGTGTGGAAAAATGGAAGTCATAAAAACCCAATGAGTGAACTTGAAAGTTCTCAGAAAATTCCAGCACCATTATCAGTAGAGAAAGCAAAGGAAGGAAAGAATAAAGGTGGAATATCAGTGGGTCCAAAAACTGGATACTTTGAATTTTTACATGGAACTGAACTGATTATTCCAATGGATAATTACCATACCAAATCTGGTGGAGATCCTCTTCAAAATATACCTACAGATATAATTAATTACATTACTAGTAAATCTAAGAAATATCAAATGACTATGGATTCTATGCCCCCAGAAGTAATTGAAGTTCCCATTCCAATGATGCCTCCACAAATTCAATATGTAACATCTTCATCAGCATCTCTAAATATTCAGAGTGATGCAGACAGAAATTTATTAAAGATGTTGTACTATAGTGCATTAGGTTAATGGCATCATATTTTAATTATAAAATAATAGAATTTTCAGTAGAAACTAAAGAAGGTTTTATAGACCTTTCTCAATCTATTGCTGGATTAACTTATAGTGAGGATATAACTTCTCCAGTAACTTATGTCTCCATACTAATTGTTAATACTGGTGGAGCTTTGTCTAAACTAAAACTCAGGGGTGGAGAAAAGGTAAGATTGATTATAGAACAAGGTGCAACTAAATCAAAGTTTACTTTAGATGAAACTAATAATACTTATTACATTTATAATATTGGAAACTCTACCACTGAGTCTACTAAAGAATTATTTACTTTGGATTTAGTTCCAGGTGAAGTATTTGTGAATGAAACATCTAGAGTTTTTAGAAGATATGATTTGACCTTAGATGAAACTGTTTCTAAAATTTTAAAGGATGAATTAAAAACAAAAAGATATAATAGTAGCAATATAGAAAAGAGCGTAAACAAATATTCATTTATGGGCAATGCTAGAAAACCATTTACTGTACTTGGATGGTTGTGTCCCAAAGGAATACCACAAACAGAAAGAGGTAAGTCTGGAAATACACAAGGAACTGCAGGATTTTTATTCTTTGAAAACAAAGATGGATATAATTTTAAAAGTGTAGATTCTTTATTTGATAGAAATAGACAGGCAAAGGAAACTTATAGTTATAGAGAAATTGTTCCTGGTCCAGCTGATTCACAATCAAATTTTAGAATAACCTCTCCTCCAGTTTTTAGTAAAAATGTTAATGTCTTAGATAATTTGAGAATTGGAATGTATTCAAGTATTAATTATTTTTTTGATACTAATACTAGAAAATTTTATGCTAATGTCTATAAGTTATCTGGGAGTTATGATATAATGAATCACTCTGGAAATGATGATTCTCCTGAAATACCAAATGGACTACAAGATAGTCCATCAAGATTGATGGTTAAGATGTTAGATAGTGGGCAAATGGATAAGAGTGGCAAACTGGAAAACCCAGATAAAAGAATGGAGTATCAGGCACAAAGTGTAACTAGATATAATTTATTATTCAGTCAGACCTTAAATATAACTGTACCTTTAAATTTAAATTTAACTGTATCAGATGTAATCAATATTGAATTTGGACAAATAACAAAAGAAGATGATAGAAAAGGACTAAAAGATAAAAGTAAATCTGGTAAATACATTGTAAGCAAACTTAAGCATGTGTTTGCTGATAATAAAGGTCTTACTGGATTGGAGTTGGTAAGAGATTCTTATGGAGTAGCAAAATGAATTTTAAAACTTGTAAAATTTATTAAAAATAATGTTAATAGAACAATCTTTAATTAATCCTAATTTTATTGGAAGAGATTCTTTTAGATGGTTTGTTGGTATTGTAACCAAGTACAAGAATACCGAGAATGGATATAGAGCTAAAGTTAGAATTGTTGGACATCATCCTGATGAATCTTCAATAGTTAAAGATGAAGATCTTCCTTGGGCACATGTTCTAGTTCCATTAAGTATGGGTTCTGGAGAAGGTGGTTCTGGAGTAAGTTTTAATCCAAGAGGATCAGAGGCAGTCATTGGATTCTTCATGGATGGTGATGATGGACAACAACCAGTTATTATTGGTGCATTGTTTTCTGGAGCATCTATTGAACATCTAAATGGATTTGATCTAGGGACCAATGGGTTTAAACCATTTAAACCTGGAACTCAAATAGTAAATCCATCTAACATACCTACTGATGGAACTAAACCAAAGGACTCTGGTATCCCATTGCCAACTGGACAAACTCCAGATAAAAAGGAGAGTCAAAAACAAGCAGCAAGTAAGGAAGGAACTGCACCAATAGTAACTACTGTTTCTACCTGTAAAACTGGAACTGATATAATATCCAAAATAGCACAAGGACTTAGGGCACTCATTAAGGCATTGAATACCCTTCAAAATGTTATTGATACTTATATAAATCCTGTTTTGAATTCTATTCAAAATATTCCAAATCTTATACAGGAGGTTGCAACAGTAATTGCAGATGGTCTATCTGATTTTGTAAAAATTATTAGAGATTTTATTATAGAAAAAATCTATAAGGGCCTTAGAGATATAATTGAAGGACTTCTTCCTAAAGATTTAATTATTGCAAAAAAATTAGCAACAGATAAGATAGTTGATGGAATATGGTGTTCTTTTCAAAGTATCCTTAAGAAAATTACTAAATTTGTATTTGATTTTCTTGGGCAAATGGTTGGTAAAGTTGTTGCAATCCCTCTTTGTGCAGTTGAATCTTTTATTGGTAGTATGATGCAAACTATTTCTAATGAAATTAGTAATGCAATAGGACCAGCAATTCAAGAACTTACTTCTGTTTTGGGTCAAGGAATTGGGCAGGTTGCTGGTATTGTTTCTCAGGCAATTGGTTATGCAAGAACTGTTCTTTCATTTTTTCAATGTGAAGATGCAAAATGTAAGGAAGAGTTTGATTATGAAATGAATAAAGGATTTATTCCAAAGGGAAATGTAAATTTCCAAAAAATTATAAGTTATTCTCCAGCACAAGGAGTAAGGAATTTATTTTCTGATGGATCTAAACAATTTGAAAATTGGTTGGGTCAAAATAGTGGAGGTGATCCAAGTGATGATCTTCTTTCTTCATTGGGCGTAACTAAGGAACAGTTTGCTGCATACTCATCATGTGATGGAACTACTTTAAATTGTGGACTTCCTAAGGTCACCTTCTTTGGTGGATTTGGAGGAAGTGGTGGATCTGGTTCAGTTGTTGTTGATGTTCTTGGTCAAGTGATGGGAGTAAATCTTACTGATTTTGGATCAGGTTATAGTACAGCACCTTATGTGTCATTTGATGATGCATGTAATACTGGTGGTGGAGCAAGGGGAACTGTAATTTTAAACAATGGGCAAATTGATAGTGTTTACATGTCTAGTAATGGTATGAAATATATTGGTCCAACTGGAGATCCATGTACTACTAATCCAATTGGTGATGATGGTGCAGAATACACTGCATATATTTCTGATGTTATTATCATCAATACTGGCGTTGGATATACTGAGGAAGATTTGATTTATAACATCTATTGTGATACTGGAGTTGAAATTTATCCAACCATTGATTCTAGTGGTAGAATTATTGATGTTAAGATCGTTAATGGTGGAATAATTAAGACAGTTCCTGAATTGGCAATAAATACTTTAGATGGATCTGGTGCTATTCTAGTTCCAATTCTTAAGTTTATAAAGGTTGGTGAACCACCAGCAGATTTAGAAAATTTGAAATTGATACAAAAAGTAATTCTTTGTGCTGATAAACAATGACAACTCCAATAAGACCAGAATCTAAAGAAAAGACTGGCTTTGTTATAAGTGATCCCCAGGATGGAACTCTTTTTATAGGAGAAGATATAATTCCAGGAAGAGTAAGACAAGTTGAATTACATTCATCTTCTGGTGCTCATGTAAAACTTTTTAAAGATGGTGGGTTTGAGTTGCATGGAAATCCATGTGACATATCTGATAATATTGATAGTAATGCTAGAGATGGTCTTAATATTAAATCTAGTGGTAAAAATCTTAGAATAGATGCTGGTAATGGAATATTGACGCTTGCAGCAAGAGAAATTAGATTTGAATCTTCTGCTGCAGATGAAGCATTTATTTTTAGATCAGCTCAAAATATCATTATTGAAGCTGGAGATAGTATTAGATTAAATGCTGCCAATATTGCAATTGGAGCTAGAAATAAATTAATTCTAGCATCAAAGGGTCCAATTTATATGAAAGGAAATGCTGGAGTCACTATCATAGAACCAAAAGCATCTTTAATTCCTACAAATTTGGGTGAATTTGTAGATAAATTAGTAGAAACATTAGTCTTCGGAGGTCTATAATGGCATATGTAAACACAGTAGATACTGAATCAATTCAAGCTGGACTTGCTGCTATTCCATCTATAGCAACTGTAGATTTATGGCCAAGTTTAGATCCAACAAAACCTTTTACTTTACAAACAACTGGTATTAATAATTTCACAGGAATCACAAATCAACTTGGGTTATATTATAGGACAGGATCAGAACTTGGATTTGGAGCAAATTTTCAATTTGGAGTAGATACAACTCTTGGATTTATAACTGACATTGGATATACAACAGAAGTAGGAGGACACACTGAAGCAATTCCAAGTGCTTTTATGGCAGTTCCATTTAATCCAAACTCAGCAGTTCTTCATGATTTTTATGGGTTATTTAGAGTCAATGGTGCACCAGTTCTTACATCTGATGTAAGACTAAAGAAAAATATTGAACCATTAAAAAATTGTTTAGATAAAGTTCTTCAACTTCAAGGGGTGGAGTATGATAGAATTGATTATGAGGGGCATGAATTGGGACTAGTAGCACAAGAAGTTGAAAAAATTATACCTCAAGTAATTCATAATGGAGAATATAAATCAATTGCATATACCAGTCTAATCCCAGTATTAATTGAAGCAATTAAGGAACAGCAGCAACAGATAGAGAATATAAATGAGACAGTTAAACAACTGTCCACTCCTTGTCCAAAATGCTCTGGACTGTGTTATGATGTATAGGTAAGTAAGACTAGACCAACCAATGATGATCTCCAGAACTCAACTACAAGACTTAAATGAATTGCAAGATGATGTTGCTTCTCATTATGCAGATGAAAATCTTGTTAGTGGAGAAACCTATTGGACCTGTGTTTCTGCATATGCAGAGGCAAAACTTGCAGAAATTCGTGGAGAATTAAGTTACCAAAATTAAAATTGACTTTTAATTCCAAAAAAGGTCCCCAAAAAATTCTGGGTAAAAAATGCCAAAAACCAATTTTAGAAGAATTGTTGTAATGATGAATCTTTTAATATGTTCAAAACTGCATTACTATTTGCAATTTGAGCATTAATTTGTACTAATGATTGATTATATCCAAGTTGTTCTAATTGATATTTAACTCTTGCTGATTTTAATGAGTTTACATTTGTGACATAAGAATTTCTTTGAGATGCTAATGTATTGATTTGTGATAATTTTGTATTGATTGCTGCAGATGCAATTCCACAAATTCCTATTCCACTATCAAACTCAAAGTAAGTTCCAATTGCAACTTGAGAAATAAAAGTTTCTGTCCCAATCCCTAAATTTGCAGTGGTAATAGTTCCAGTAGAAGTTCCAAAAACATTTGGAAATGTAAAATTATAAGTTCTGTAATTAACTACATCTGCATATACTGTTGTGATTCCTGTGTTTTCATCAACAACTGCAGGACATCCATCAAAATTTGCTTGAGTTCCAATACCAACAATGTCTTGATATAAAACATATATACTTGAATTTATTCCTACAATTTCACTGTCTAATCCACTTATTGGAACATTAAAATTTGTGAGAGTTTCAGTTACTCCATTAATTTTAACAATTTCAGTTCCAGTATCAACTTCAAAACCTGATATTACTTGATTAATTTGAATTAATTGTTTTTGGTCATCTTCTACTTTTTTTTCATATAGATCAATAAGCGCTTCAGTATTTGTACTAATTGCCATAAATCACAAAAGGTTAGTAATCCTATTTATTGATAAATAAGAAAGAAGAAAATATAGTAAGGATACTCTACAATGCCTTTAGCGAGACTAGAGAACTTTTTGAAAAATTTGAATGGAAATACCCTTTATGTAGATCCTAATGAATTAGATTCTACTGATTCTATTGAAAATAGGGGAAATTCAAGACTTAGACCTTTTAAAACAATTCAAAGGGCATTAATAGAGGCAGCAAGATTTGCTTATGTGCCTGGAGTAAATAACGACTTATTTGATCAGACCACAATTTTTATATCTTCTGGAACGCACTATATTGATAATAGACCTGGATATTGGGTAGATGGTTCCAATGTAGTAAAAGATGTAAATGGTGCAACTAAAAATATTTCTGAATTTAATATTTCAAGTAATTTTGATCTTACTGATCCATCCAATCAACTTTATGTTTATAATAGTTTAGATGGTGGAGTTATTGTACCAAAAGGAACTTCTATAGTAGCACAAGATCTTAGAAAGACAAAGATAAGACCAAAATTTGTACCAAATCCAGTTGATGATAATATTGATCCAGCAGCTATTTTTAAATTAACTGGTGCTTGTTATATTTTTGGATTTTCTATTTTTGATGCAGATCCCATAGGAAAGGCATATAATGGATATTCTAGCAATACAGTAACTCCTAATTTTTCTCATCATAAATTAACTGCATTTGAATATGCAGATGATGCAAATAATATTGTAAAAAATAACCTTGATACTGGACATACTGACTTAGAAAATTATTATTATAAGTTAAGTCTGGGATTTGGTGCACAATCAGGAAGAAGCGTTATTGATGGATTTGATAATCTTCAAGTAAATGTAGATGAGAATAGAATTGTTGGTGAGTTGGGAACTGGTTCTATTGTCATAACTAGTGCTGTTTCTGGAAATGGAGTTTCTGGAACTGCAGTTATTACGATTCAGACTCAATCTCCTCACAATTTATCTCCATTTACTCCCATCATTATTTCTGGTTTGGGTCAGAATGAGGGTCCTACAACTGAATTAGAATATAATGGAAATTTCATAGTTGCTCAAGTAGTTAGTGCTACTCAATTTACATATTTACTTTCTAATGTACCAACACAAACTCTTAATCCAAGTGTAATTGGAGCAACAGTAAAAGTTATTTCAGATACTGTATCTTCTGCATCTCCATATGTCTTCAATTGTAGTTTGAAGTCTGTTTATGGAATGAATGGTCTTCATGCAGATGGATCAAAAGCAAAGGGATTTAAGTCTATGGTTACTGCCCAGTTTACTGGGATTTCTTTACAAAAAGATGATAGAGCATTTACTGAATATGATGAAGTTTCTGGTTCATATAAATTCCAAGATAATTTTGGTGTAGATAAGTTTTTACATCAATCATCAAGTGCAAGATACAGACCTTCATGGGAAACTTTTCACATTAAGGCATCTAATGATTCATTTATTCAATGCGTGTCTATTTTTGCTATTGGTTATGCAAAACAATTTGTAGCAGATACTGGTGGAGACCAATCAATCACAAACTCAAATAGTAATTTTGGACAAATTGCTTTATTCTCCTCTGATTATAAGAAGGATACTTTAGCAAAGGATAATCATGCTTACATTACTCATATTATTCAACCAAAAGATTTATCTCAAATTGAAAATAATATTACCTATGTTAAAATTAATTCATCTTTAACAACTACATTATCTGCTGCCAATCAAAAAACAAGAGTATATTTTGATGGATATACAGATGTATTAACACCTCCACCTAATAAAATAAGAGGATATACTATTGGGGCAAAAGAAAATGATAAACTTCTCTATAAGACTGCAAATGTAGAGTATTCT